CGTGAAGGTAAGATCGAGCGACCTGCGGTCGGGCGCCGAGAGACTCAACGCGCGCACGACCGCGACGAACTTCTTCTGCAGCGTATCCGCGCCCTGAAAATGCTCTATGTCGTCTTGCAGGTCCTTCAGCGCCCCGGAGATGTAGCGCATAGCCGAGGTCGCCGCACCCTGGATGGCCTTCGACCCCCCGATCGTCCTGAGCAATTCGTCATAGGCCTTCGCGGTCGCGCGGCTCGAACCATAGAGCCCCTTGTTCTCGCCGGCCGCCGCGCCGCCCACGCTCGCTGCAATGGCGTCGAGCGCGACCTGCGCCGCCCCGGCCCTATCGCCCGTCTCCGCGAATGCCTTCGCTAAGTCGATCTGCGACTGCGCGAGCTTGACTCCCGCCTCGCGGATCGCGCGCATCCCGCTCTCGGGTGCCTGGACCGCCCTTCCGAGTGCGGTCGCTGCGCCCGCGACGTCGGTCCCGAGTGCCACAGCGACGTCGGGCGCCAGGCGCAGCGCCTGCTCGAACGCCGACCCGCTGATCTCTCGGAATCGCAGCAGCGCGTTAGCCGCCCGCGTGATGTCGGTGTCGTCGAACGCAGTGTTCGCCGAGAGCTCCTCGATCATCTGCTGGACTTGGCTCGCCGTGACGCCAGCCGCGTATCCGGTCGTCTTCAAGACGGTCGTCAGCCCGTTCAACGCCCGCTCGGCCGCGATGGTGCGCGAAGCGATGTCGCGCACGAACTCGCCCGCACCGACTCCGACGCCGATCCCGGCGAGCGTAGACTGCAGCCGCGCGCCGATCGCTTCGAGGCTCTTCAAGCTCGCGGCGGCCGAGGAGATCCCGGCGGCGGTCTCGTCGATCGCCCTTATGCGAAATGTCGGGTTGCGGTCAGCCATCGAACTTCGCCATAGCAGCCTCGACCTCGATCGGGAATCGCTCGTCGGCTACCGAGCGCATGAGACTCGTGACAGTGTCGAGGACGAAGGCGAGCGGGACGCCCGGCGCTCCGATCCACGCGATCGGCAGGTCATGGCCGCCCTTGGCGACGCGCTTGGCCCTGTACGCGATCTCGTCGTAGAGCTGCGCCTCGAAGGATGGGGCTCGCACGAAGACCGCCCGCTTGCCGCCCCTGACTCGGGCGAGGAACGCGTGGGGGATCGTCACGCGCTTGCGTCCAACAGAGAACGATATGCCTGCGCGCGTCTTGCGCGGGTCGAAGAGTGCGATCGACTCACGCATCGCGCCGCCCGCCATGACGGTCGCGACTAGGTGGGCGCGAGAGGCGCGGTTGAGCTTCAGCCGCCGGCGTACGTCGCGCAGAAGATAGGTCCCGCCGATCTCCTCGCGTATCTTGCGCGCGGCGCGGCTCTTGACCGTCGCGATCGTCTTGTTCATTGCCATCGGAATCGCTCGATCGGAGATGTCGGCGCCGAGCGATCGTAGGGCCGCGATCGCGGAGCGAACGTCTACGTCTACGACGACCTTCACGGCGCCTCCCTATCCTGCAGCTTACGGCGTAATGCGAACAAGCCGGCTAGCCACGCCTCCACGTCGTCGACCTCATAGAGTTCGGCCAGGGTAGGAAGAGCCGCCCAGTCGATCCGCTTGTCCATGACGATCCACGACGTCAGGACAGCGCGGGTCGTTTCGTCGACCGCGACCGAGGTAGGCTTGAACTCGTCTGGGACCTCGAACGCTTCGACGGCGGCGATGATTTTTTTTCGACTTCTCCGAGTTTCTCCCCGTACGCAGCAATCAGCGCGGTCACGCCGTCGATGACATCGGCGTAGATGTTCGGGCGGTCTTCGAGCCATTCTATGCAGGCGTCGATGTCGAAGGCGGCGTTCTGCGGACCACCTCCCGGGACGACGTCGCACTCCGGTATCTGCCACCCGACGATGATCGTGCGCAGGCCCTTGGAGATGTCGCCCCCTATGCGAGACAGGGCGATCCCGGTCGGTCGTCTGACCGTGAAGCGGTACGTCGGGGCGTCGGCGCTCTCGTTCGCCTTGACCTCGACGACCTGCTCTCGCCCCTCCCGTATCCTGTCGACGAGACTTTTCATCAGCTCGCGTAATACGTCGGCGATCCGTACAGGGTGATCGCGACCGGCGTAGTAACCAGGTCCCCGCCCGAGCCTACCGGCGCGAGCGACGCGCCGACGTACCCGTCGAAGACCATGATATTCCCGCCCGTCCCGAAGGTGAACTTGAAGCACTTGTCCGTGTTCGCTTGGTAGGCGGCCTTTAGGGCGACCAGACCCGCGTCGGCGACGTCCCAGATCGACGTGAAGTTGTAGACGATCGGGTTAGTCGTGCCGGGGATCTGCGTCTCGACCTGGTCGTGGATCGTAGTCGTCTTAACGAAGTTCAGGTCACCGCCGCTCGCGTTCAGCGCGGTCAGGGAGGAGATCGTCGTCCCGAACGTGAGCTTGTACGCGCTCCCGGATGCGAACGTCGCGTAGCCCGTCGTGTTCTCGCCCTCCAGGACGAACGTATCCGTCGCGGCGGCACTGACGCGGAAGACGCGGTTGTTGACCTGATACATACCCTGTACGGAGAGCACGACGAAGTCGCCGTTCGAATATCCGTTCGCCGTACAGTTCACGGTCGCGGTCGCCCCGGCGGCGATCGCCGAGATCGTCTTCGCCGCGGCCCTGGCGCTCTCCATAGCGACCGCGACGTTACTCCATTTCTTAGATGTTGCCATAGTCGCTGCTCCTTAATCGAGGGTTTACATACCCAGCACGTCGGGGGAGCCCGCTGCCGAATATATCTTGCCGATCCACGTCATAGTCATAGCGCCGCGCGGGACGTCGGGCGAATCCCACTCCCACTCGGCGCCCTGGTAAGCGAGCGATACCGTCGCACCGCCTACGAGTACGCCGGCTGCGAGCGCCTTCTCGACTGCGACCGCGAGGTCATCGAGCTGCTCGTCGAGGTTCGTGCTTGCATGCCCTAGGATCTGAATCGTCAGTCGGACCTCGCGCTCGATCGTCGGGTTCGCGTTGATAGTCTGCCCCGTGACGTCCTCGGCGTTCGTAAAGACTAGGACGGCCGGGAGGTCGTCGTCGCTGACCGAGTAGGTGCGCGTCTGCATGACAGAGGCCGCGACCGAGGCGAGCGCGGCGACGACCGCAGCCCGCAGTTGCGCGCGTACGTGGCTCACGGCGTAGACGCCAGCAGGTCGCGGATCGAGCGCTCGACGCGCTTGAGCTTCTTCAGGGTCGCGGCGTCAGCCGTCTTCTCGGCGTTCAGTACCGAGTTCAGCGCGGTCAGGAGGACGGCCTTCAGGTTCCCCGGTGGCGGCGGCGCTGCGTGCGCGAGGACGACCTCGTTCGAGTAGGCCGACTTCGACGGCGGCGTCGCGGCGTCGTACGCGCGCACGGCGCAGAACATGTCTGTGTTCGACGGCAGGCCGACCCACTTGTAGGTCGTCAGGTTCTTCGCGTCCTGGAAGATCGTGTAGGTCCCGCTCTTCGAGCCGCAGGCCATCTCGTAGCCCGCTACCGGCGTCGCCGGGAGGCCGTTCGGCAGGGTCGTCGGCGAAGGGTCCCAGGTGAAGGTCCAGTCGGCGGCGCGGGCGTGCGAGACGTATCCCAGGACGATGACGGCGGCTAGTAGCAGACGATAGCGCATGAGCGTCTCCGGTTCAGTAGGTCTTGATCGCGCCCGCGCTTATGCACGACCACGAGTTCGTCGTGTTCGTCGCGTCGCAGACGGCTATGCAGTTAGTCGGTATCGTTCCCGCCGTCGTCCCGCCGTTGTGCTTCGCTATAGAGCCGTGTGCGCGCGCGATCTTCGTTATGTCGATCGGTACGGAGCCGTCTGGGTTATACCAGTTGATCGTCCCGGTCTGGTTCGCAAAGAGTGTCCCGCTGACGGTCGTCCCCTGGATCCATATGTTGACCGTCCCCGTGTACGGGCCGTAGAAGTTGAAGAACCCGTTGATAGGACCGGCCGCCCGGCAGTTCGAGTAGTGCAGGTTATAGTTCCCGCTGCCCGTGACCGTGATCGACGAGCCGTAGCCGCTCTCCCACCTACACCCGTTGAAGTATATGTCTGGCGTGTTCGACCACTTGACGCCGTTGACCACCGCAGTCGCCGGGCCGAAGACGCAGGCGACGAACGTCGCGCACTCTAGCGTCCCCGTGTTGGAGAGTGTGCGCAGAACCTCCAGGGACGAACTCGTCGCGCCGAAGTACGTCCCGATCGCGACGAGGTTCCTGATGATCGCGTTCGCCGAGCGAAGCTGGAAGAGCTGCGAGCCGCCCCAACCGCCGACCCAGTGCCCGCCGAGTACCTCGATCATCTTCATGTCGCAGTAGTCCATCGACATGGAGAAGTACGTCTGCTTGTCGATCGACGACCCGAGACTCTCTATCTTTAGGTGGTGGATCGTGATCGTCTGCCCGGTACCAGAGTTGTCGCACAGCAGCTGCCCCTGGAGACCGCGTATCGTCAGGCGGTCGATCGTGCCTGGCTGAGGTACGTACCCGGCGCCTACCGACATGACCGCCTGCGGCCCAGGCGTCGGGTTCCCGCTGCCCCACTCAGGGCTGATCTGCGACGTGACGTGCTCGACGACGTACTCGCCCTTCATGAGGTAGCCGAGCGGCGCCGAGGTCGAGCCGCCCGACGGGTAGAACGCTACGTGCGAGACGTGGCTAGCGTTAGCGACGATCCTGCGTACAGTCCCGCCCTGCCAGAACGTCCCGCCCCTCTGCGACGAGAGACCCGTCCCGACGTTGTCGGGCGCCATGAAGCCTACGTACCCGTCCGGCTCCATGGTCTGGAACGACACGACGTCGTCGCCGTAGTCGCCCGAGACGTCCTCTATGACGGGGTCCCAGCACGGGCCGTAGACCTTCACGCCGTCGCTGCGCGTCTCGGCGTACATGTGCCTCACCTTCGGCCGTACGCAGTTCTGGAGCATGACGCAGTACTTGTAGCCGTCGTAGAAGGTCACCCGCTCGACGACCGGGTTCATGACCTTGTCGAAGCATATCTGGTGATCTTCGTACGTGCTCGACCGCGTGAACCCGGCGCGCGCGTTCGCGTCTATCACGCCCCCGCCGACCCAGATGTTAGCGTCGCAGAGCGAGGCCCTGATCGCGCTCCCGGTCGCGTCCGGCATGGCGCCCGAGCCCTGGCCCTGCGCTATGAAGAACGCGACGCTGTTCGAGGTCACGGTCTCGATCTGGAACATGCCGTTGTAGCACTCAGACGTGTCGCCCTGCACGTAGACGTATCCGCCTACCGGCCAGAGCCCGGCGAGCGGGTCGTACGTCGAGAACGTGACCGTCACGAGCCTCAGGCCGTAGTCGCCGATCGTCGCGCCGCTCTGTATCGTTGCGACCTTCTGCGCGACGGATCCGAAGTTCTTGTTCTTCAGGAAGGCGAAGTTCGTCCCGGTCCCTAGAGCCTTCTTCCACCTAACGCCCTCGGCCCACTCGAAACGCGTGTTGCTACCGATCGTCAGACCCGCGTCTATGTCCCACGTCCCTGGCGTCGTCGCCCAGACGCGCCCGCCCGCGTCGATCGCGGCCTGGGCCGCGACGCGGTTCTGCGCTCCCGTCTTAGTCGGTCCGCCGCCGTACAGCTCGACCGTGCCGACGCCGCGCTGCAGCGCCTCGATCTCTAGCTTCGTCTCGGCGAACTGCGCCCTGACGTCAGCGGTCTCGGCCCGCTTGCGCGTCGGCTTCGTAGCGTCTATGGAGGATGACCACATCGCCTAGCTCCAGGTCGTGTTACCTTCGTCCCACTCGGTCTCGCCGCCGTCCCAGACCGTCTCGCCGCGATGCCTCTCTAGGATGAGCGAGATCAGGCCGGCGCCGTCGGGCTGCAGCTCTCTTATCGTGAACAGACGTTCAGAGATCGTCAGGACGTCTCCGCTCGCGAGGCTCGCGACGTCGGCCGCGACGCACCGAAAGACCGGCGACGCCGCTTCCATAGGCACGAGGCCTATGCGAGAGGCCTCGAAGGGTTCGAGCAAGATCCCGCGCCGCGTGGACGCGTCGTCCCCCACCGCGTCGACGGCGAAGTCCGTGAAGAACTCGGCGAGGTTCTCGGCAACGCCAGTCATGCGCTGACCTTCTCGGCCTGGGCTTGGGCGGCGAGAACGTCGCCAAGCGCTTCGGCTATCGCGTCGGCCGTGACGAAGGCCATGCAGGCCGAGGTTTGCGTTTGTGGATCCACCGTGCAGTGCTCCATCGTGCGGTGAATGCGGTGGCACGGATGGCATTTCACGGCCACGGGCTCGACCGGCAGCACGTTGGTCCAGTGCTTGGTCAGGTTCTCGTGCGACGAATGCGACAGGAGAACGACCTTGAGGACGGGCTCCATTGCGACGGCGTTGAGGACCGCGCTCTCGACCCCGACGACCGCATCGGCGATCTGCGCGAAGGCCAGAGCCTCGCGGACCGGCCAGTCGAGGCCGACTACGGCGCCGAAGCCGTCGGTTGCATGCAAGGACTCGTGCCGCAGATCGCCGACGACGACGCCGTGGATCTCTTGAGCGGCCAGCGCATCGATCAACGCCTGCGTATGCGGCCAATGCTTCGCAATCGTAGAGCCGTTCGGCGCGATGACGACGACCCGCCCGGAGAACTTAGCGCGGCGGGCACGCGCGCGGTTGATCTCCTCGCCGGTTGCATAGAATTTTTGCGCGTAGGGGGGCGGCACCCCGGCGGCCTCGTGCAGGGCTTCGAGATAGTTCCGATTGAACATGCGATGCCGCTGCTCGTCGGTGCGCCAAAATTCGACATCGGTCGGCGCGGGCAGCAGGCGCGTCTCGACCACGCCGACCAGGTTGACGAAGCGGTCGTACTTCTTCGACTCGTAAATGAAATAGCTGATCAGGCCCGCTGCGTCATACAGCCCTTGCGGAACGATGATGAATTTGTCGACGTGCGGATCGTTGCGCAGCATCAACTCGCCGGCTTCCTGCGTATAGACGGTGACGTGATAGCCCTCGGCCTTGAGCGGGGCGATCACGCTCGAAGCCCAGAGGGCATCGCCTAGCGCGCCCAGGCGCACGACGGCGCAGGTTTTGTCGGGCCTTGGATATTTCCAGCTCTGCAGATGCATCTTGTCCGTGCGTTTGCGCCAGACCTGCAGGAAGGAATATTCGAAACCGCCGGATCGTACTTCGTTGCGCTCCAGATCCCAGCCCCAATCGTCGAGCTTGGTCATGGCTGCGACGATGTCGTCGGGCTCGAAGTCGTGCTTGTGGTCCGGATTGGCGCCGGGCTGGCCGATGCGCGGATAGTGATCCCGATGCGGTACATACAGGATCAACGTACCGCCCGGGCGCACCAGCCGCCACCATTCGCGCAGGGCCTGCTTGTAGTTGACCATGTGCTCGAGCAGGTGCGAAGAAAATACGCAGTCGAACTCGCGCGAGCCGAACAGGCGCAAATCCTCGGCCGTTTCGATATTGATGTCGGCATTGATCTGCGAACCGAACAGCTTGGCATCGGCGAAGTTATCCACGCCGACGAAGTGCGGCCAGACTTTCTCGCCGCCGCAACCGATGTCGAGGCAGCGTCCGCGGATATAGGGCACGAGCTCGTGCCGCACCTTGGCGGCCTCGTTGCCCTGCGGATCGGAGTCGCGCCAGGTCATTCGACGGCTTTCCTTTTCCGGGCGGGCGTTTCCTCGGCTGCGACGGGCTCGGTCTGCTGCACCGGATCGGCCTCGGGCGTGACTTCCTCGAGGAGCTCGACCTTTCCGCTGTTGAGCATCTCGAGCGCAAACGAACGTTCGAGCTCGATCTCGCTCCCTTCTTCCTGATTAACGCCCGCGATCAGGAATGGCAGTTTGACTCTGCACCTGAGTTTCACATTTGCCCCCTTCGCATAGATCAGCATTTCGGCTCACGCCGGGGCGGGCTTTGCGGCCCGCCCCGCTCCGTCGTTGTATTACTTCGTGATGCCCGTACCCAGGGCGAAGGCGGCCGGATAGCGCACGCCCACGTCGCAAGAGTAGAAGGCGCGCACTCCGACGATCCCCGCCGCGAAGTTTGCGTACGGATTCACCTCGACCTCGAGCACGCCCCATTCGCCGATCACGACCTTGGTGAAATCTCCGAAGAGCAACTGACCGGCGGTGACCTGAACGGAACTCATCCCGCGATTGCCGTCGACCTGGCCGTCGAGGAGATTGCCCACCCAAAGCGGCGTATCGGTGGAACTGAACCGCTGCTTGCCTTTGAGAAAGCCCGCGATGGCCGGCGTCGTGACGAAGCCGGAATTCGCATCGAGCGCATTGGACGCAGCCACCGTGGTTTGGAACGACAGAATATTCGCGTAGGTGACGTCGCCGGTCGTGATCGTGACGGTCCCAATGCCCGACGTCGCAACGATCCCGGTCGGCTGCGGTGCGCCGGTGCCGGTCAACGCGGCCACGTCGACCGCCAAGGCCAGGACGGCGGCTAAATCGCTTTGCACGAGCATCTCGGCGTCCGGCGAGCCCTGGATCAGCAATTGCCGGGAGATTTCCGTATAGGCCGCGACATTCTTCGGCGAAAGTGGCAGTTGACCGATGACGAGTTGCGACTCCGTAGCGGCGGTAGCCTCGGTCGTCAACCAATACCCGGTGCCGGGCGAGGTTTGCTTCGGGATTGTCACGGACCCCTGCAGGCCCGACAGCCGCGTCGCGCCCATCCGATACATGACGGAGCGGTTGCGCAAAAGTTCGATGAAGCCGATGTTGCCGGTGCTTACCAGGTAGCCGCCCATGGTGTTGGTTCCGACCACCAGGTCGCGCTGTTGAATCTCCATCGGCACGAAGAAGGTATGCTCGTTGTGAACTTTGCCCAGCTTCTGCGCGATGGCGCGGGAGGCCTCGGCTTCGAGTCCGGCCTTGTTCCAGTTTTTGTCGACGACGGACTGGATCGCACGCATCATGCTGTAGCGACGGGTCTCCTGCGCGCTCAGGCCGATCTGCGAGATGGACGTCTCGTCCTTGGAGCGCTGCGCGATGATGCGCATGACCTCCTCCGCCGCCTTTTGGATCGGCGTGCGGGTCTGGCACCATTGCCGCACGATCTTCGGATCGATTCCGTGTTTGATTCCCAACGCCTGCAGGGCGTCGCTTTCCATGCGGTCGAGTTCTACCGCAGTTGCATTGCTCATCACCTGCACATCGGCGCTTGCGCCCGCCGCGGCGGTTGCTTCATTCATTTGTTGCTCCTTGCGGGTTGCGGCTTGCGCCGTTTGTTGCGCCGAGCCCCGCACGATGCGGACCTCGGTTTGTTGCTCGGTGTCTGACCGGCCCACGCCGACGGAGGGGTCCGCCGGCACGGATACGATCGAGATTTCGTAGGGCGTCCACTTGGTAACGAGGTAATTTTCGGTGTCGTCCTTGGTCGATACGAGTTTCATCTCATCGATGGAGTAGCCAACGGAGACGAGCGTGCGGATGCCATCTTGCACATCCTGAAACACTTCTTGCCCCTTCGCGCTCTTGGAGAAGCGCACGGTCGCGCGACCCTTGCCATCGACCCAGGCCTTTTCGACCACGCCGATCTGCTGATTGCGGTCGTGCTCGAGGAGCAGCGCGCCGCCGTTCTTGAGGCGAGTTAGATCCACCGCACCCGGATCGTGCGAGAGCGTCTCGCTTCCCCACCAGCGGTCATAAGGCGTGTCGGAAGAGAATGACAGCTCGGCGGTGCGCGCTGCCTTGTCGATGGCGGCGCGATCAATGGTGAGTTCGCGGAATTGCGGGCCCATTTTTACTTTGTCGCCTTCGGGGCTTATGAAATGAAGCAGGCGTCGCTCTTGCATGGGCATCTCCTATTGAAAGCCGGAGACCAGGAGCGCGAACTCGCGCAGGTCCTGATCGTCGACGATGCGGCGCGCGCGCGCAGCGCGCACCGGCAAGGTATAGAGCGTGGCACTGCGCTGCGTTTGGCCAATGATGTCGGCCTCGATTTCGAGATGCCCGCGCGCGGTGACGAGTTCGCCAGAGGGATCCGCATGGCCATGGATATCGATGGCGAAGCCGGTATCGAGATCGCCGCCGTAGATGCCTGCTTCGGCAGCGCGGCCGATCCCGATAATCTCCGCACCACGGCCGATATCGAGGGAGCCGCGGCCGCTGACGGCATAGGCGACAGTACCCTCGCCCTGGATGTCGACCGCAAGCGCGGTCTGCGGCGGATAAAAGGTCCAGCGTGCGGGTTGCCACTGTCCGCCGCCCCCCGTCGAAGCGACGGCATTGTCGACGACGCATGTGAAGGCGAGCGGGCAGGTACCGGAGAGCGCGCCGAGACCCGACACAGCGGCGGCCCCCTCGCCGAACGCGAGCGAGCAGACGCCGTCGATGGAACCGGCGGCCGAGCCTGAGAGCATGCTCGACCCGTGGCCGAAGGTGATCGAGCTGACTCCAGAGATCGAGACGAGACCCGAGAGCGCGCTCGCACCGAATCCGAACACAACCGCAGAGGTCCCCGTGATCGCGACGAGCGGGTAAAGGACCGAGGCGCCGTCGCCGAAGACGTTCGTGCACGCGCCGGCGAGCGAGCCGGAACCCGAGAGCGCGGACGATCCAGAACCGAAGGCGCAGTCGACCGACCCGGCTAGACTCGGGCCACCGCCGCTCGACGAGAGCGCGCTCGATCCGGCGCCGAAGACGTTCGCAGAGGCCCCGGCGAGGCTTCCGCTGCCAACCAGAGAACTCGATCCGGCGCCGAAGACGTCCGCGCATGCACCTGCAAGCGAGCCGTTACCGACGAGCGCGCTCGACCCCGACCCGAAGACGTCGGCGCACGCGCCGGCGAGCGAGCCAATACCTTTCGCTTGACTCGACCCCGCGCCGAAGACGTCCGCACAGACGCCCGTGATCGGAGCGCCGCCTAGCAGCGCCGAGGCGCCCGCGCCGAAGACGTCGGCGCATGCGCCCGAGAGGGCTCCGTTCCCTGACAGAGCAGATGAGCCCGCGCCCGTGACGAGCGCGCAGGTGCCCGTCATCGAGCCCGAGGCGCCGCTCGGGAAGAGCAGCTCTTGCTCGAACCAACTCTGTATGACTAGGGGGTGCGTCATGCTAGCGCGGGCCTTACTCTAGTCATGTGCCGAAACCACGCGAGCGGGTTGAGAATCGCCGGGAAGACAGACTCGGGCGGGATGGTCAGGTCGGGCACTTGCGACGGCGGCGTGAAGTCGTTAAACGACATGGTCGCCCCGAGCCAGTAGTCTGCGCTGCCGTCGCTCACGACGTTCGTGAACGCCCCAGGCGTGATCATCCCGGCGGGCACGGATTCCTTAGAACCGACGCCTAGATCGGACGCCGCCGCCGTAGGTCCCCGCGTCGTAAACCCCGCAGGCTGCCCGTAGACGGTCGTATTCGCTCCTGCCCAGCACATAGCCGTCGTGAGCACGACGGACTTGCCCGACCGGTCCTTCACGAAGAGAGGCCGAAGAGCGAGCGTCGTGCCCGTGACGGTCCCGACCGCGCCTGAGATCGAGAGAGATCCGAGCGCGACGACGTTGTTGGCGGCTGTCGGTTGTATACACACGAGCGCGCCCTCGTGATACGCGGATGCGTGCGTCCACGTGAACGCCGGATCTGACGGGCCGCGCGAGATGACGCAGACCTCCCACCAAAGATCGGACGTGAACGCCGAACTGTTGCCTACGAAGAGAGGCGTCCAGCCGCTCGGGCGGGCACTTATGTTCGCGTTCGCTAAGATAAACGCTACGTACATGTCGCCCGGAGAGGCGCCCCCGACGCCGGTCAGCGTGATGTTCGCCGCCGTCGCACCGTTGACGACCGTGTGGGACCGAGTGAGCGCCACGGGCTGGCTCCTAGTACGCATTCTCGAGCTTGCTCAGCACGAACGTGTTCGTCCCGGAGAACGACGCGCCGCCGTTGAAGCTCACGCCGATGCCCAGGCCTGCGGTCGTCGAGTCGAAGCCGGACGACGTGACGACCGCGCCCTTGAGTAGAGAAGACAGGCCCGTCGTTGGTTGACCCTGGAGAGCGAGCCCCATCTGCAGAACCGCCGAGGTGCCGCTGCCGACCGAGCGAAAGAATGCCCATACCTCGAAGACGCCCGTATCGGTCGCCGCCGTTCCGGCCGAGAGTGTGGGCGTGCCGCGCGAGGTGTCGGCTGTCGTACCCGCCGTACCCGTGCGCAC